GATTCAGAACATCGGAGCCACGCAGCTCACCGGGTTCGTGGGTGACATCAAGTTGCCGACGCTGCCTAACGATGCCGCCAGCACGCCCGACGAAGGTGTGGACGCTACGGCATTCAGCGGTGCTATGCAGTCTGTCACTTTGACCCCGCAGCGCTACGCTGCCGAGATCACGGTGACCAAAGAGATGTTGAACCAGGCTACTGGCAACATGCAGGCTGTGATTGCCCAGGACTTCGGTAACGCCATCGGCGTACAGATTGACCGGGTTGCATTCAAGAACATGATCGACGCCGGCGGCACGCTTACCGGCGGTACGCTCGCCCTCGGTGCCACTGCTGGTGACAGCCGCGCACAGAGCGAAGCCACGATTGTGTTGGCTACGGAATCGGGAACCAATGACATCCCGGTGGCCAGTGCAGCCGACATTGCCAGCCTGTGGGGTGAGATCAGCGCCAACGGTGTCGCTAACGGTGCGTTCGTCATGAACCCCAGCACGGCAGCTGTCCTGTTCAACACCAACACTACCGGTGCCGGTGGTGCCCCGGTTCTGGCTAACAACCAGATCTACGGCCGCAACGTGTTCACGTCGGGTACCTTCCCGCGGTTGGACATCGATGCTGCCAAGGCTGACCAGTTCCTGAACGGCGGTTCTGATGTTGCCTTCGGTGACGTCGCCCTCTGTGGCGGTGCCCTCTACGGTGACTTCAGCAACGTCTTCTGGGCTACCTGGGGCGGTCTTTCGCTCGTCGTTGACCCGTACAGCGGTGCCAGCGGTGGAACGGTCAAGATTGTTGCAGACCAATTCTTCGACGTTAAGCTGCGGACTCCCGATCACATGGGCTTCATGCTCATCAACGATACGGGTGCCACGATTGCCGGTGCAGACTCATAAGCATAGCGGGCACGCAGACAAAAGGGGGAGGGCTTCGGCTCTCCCCTTTTTTTGTCGAAATTGCTGCTCATGCAGTATGGAATAGTAGAAACAGGCAGCGGCACGCCAGCAAGCGTGATCAGCACCGCAGACCTAAAGGCACACCTGCGCGTCACCCACAGTGACGAAGACACCATGATTGAGGCCATGAGGGAGGCTGCTATTCGCTATGTCGAGAACTTCTGCAACGTGCGCATAGGCAGCCGCGCTGTGGTTTTCTATTACAATGGTTACCCGTCACGCATTGAACTGCCTATCGGTCCAGTAACCAGCGTGACAGGCATCACCATCGCCACCGGTGATGGTACAGCCGACACGATACCAACGACTGACTACTTCATAACGTTGGGTCGTAACCCAACCATGATTGAGTTCAGCAATGCACGCAGCGGATTTCAGGATACGTTCCGTAAAATCAACGTGGCAGCGACGGTAGGATACACTGAAGCCGATACGCCCGGCCCTATGGTGCATGCCATCAAGCTGCTTGTAGCGCACATGTACGAACTGCGCCAGCCTGAGATTACCGGCAACATCACAACCAAGCTGAAGCTGGGCGTGGAAGCATTGTTAAACCCTTACCGTATCATCAGCTTCCGATGAGGTTCAGCCAACTGGATAGGAAAATCAGCCTGCGGCGCATCACCAGCACCACACAGGACGACTATGGGCAGCCGAACCACACGACGGCGGATACTGACGTATGGGCGCAGGTTATCTACGCAGGTTCTCCCAGCGAGTCCAAAAAGGCTTACCAGATATTTCCGCAACGCGACGTGGCGTTCATCATCCGTCACCCTGATCCGACCGACGCCGGCACAGCAGCGATTGGTCAGGATGATACTATCATCTTCGAAAGCAGGGAGTACGATATTCTGGGATTTGAGGAAATAGGAAGGCGCGACGGGTTACGCATCTTCTGCAAAGAGAAGGGAAGCGATGGCCGGTAAGGTTGAAGGACTTGACGAACTGGTGAAGCAGATTGGCCGCCTTGGTGCATTCCCTAAAGAGATGGCTAAAGAGCTGCGGCAAAGCAACCGCGATATAGGCCGCATGGCTGCCAAGCGCATTAAGCCGCAGGTGCCCAAAAGCCGCAAAGTGTTCAAGGTCTACGAAGGCACACGAGGCCCAGGGCGGGCAAAGCGTGGTGAAGGGGTAGTGCGCATGGAAATCACACCGGGCACCCTGCGACGGTCTATCGGAGTGCGCAACAGTAGGGGCAGTAAAATCAATGTCTTCGTTGGCCCACGATCGGGTGGCGTGTCAGAAAGGAATGACGGTTGGTTCGCCGGTATCGTCGAGAGCGGTCACGTAGGCGGGCGCGGCAAGACCATCGGAAGCCGCAACTACAATAAGATTGCACCGGCACTGACTCGCCTGCGCCCTGCTATGGAGCGGCTAATGATTATGAAGTACCGCAAGGTCTTCGACAAGTTCAAACTGTAATGGAGATAGGAAAGGCCGTATACAAGCTACTCAAAGACAGCGCCGATGTAGGTGCCATCTGTGCTGACCGTATCTACCCAGAGATGGCACAGCAGGACGTTGATGTGCCGTTCATTGTTTACACTGTCATTGACACTACACCGAGCGGCACCAAGAACGCCACGTCAAAGTTGGATACCGGGCGTGTTGAGCTGTACTGCATCAGCGACGACTACGAACAGGCAATGAATCTGGGCATAGCTGTGCGGTCTGCGCTCGACAGGCAGTCGGGCACGATTAGCGCGGTGGAGGTGCAAAGCATCGACTTTGACACGTCAGACATTCAGTTCGACCCTGATCAGCGTGTGTATGTGTTGGAGCAGACTTATGACGTTCGTATCCAGCGCACGGGCACGGCGCAGGTGGTCTCACAGTTTCCAGGCAACACCTTCACGGTAGAAGAGGTCGACGGCGACCCGTCAGGCGCGGTCAACAAGCTGGTGTTCAGCAACGGCAGCGTGAGCATCACTGACCGCACCGCCACCATCACCACCGGCGGCGCGGCTGGTGTAAGCTATCACGGGCGCTACGACACCGAGGCAGAGACGGAGCGCAGCGGAGCCACCGCCACGCTGGAAGTGTACTACACCGCCCGCCCCGACGGTGACGGCTTCGCGGAATCAGAGGTGAGCGATGTCGGCGAGACCGACACCATCAACCGAACGCTGTTCTACTCGACGAAGTTCCAAGCGGATCCCGACACCGCAGGCGACTGGACCGAGTACACCACACAGCCCGCAGACAACGCCACCTTCACCACCGCCAAGGCTGCGCTACTTGCGGGCCTGAATGAGACCGACGCCACAGCCGAGACGCGCGGCACCTTGCCGCTGTCGCTGAAGATGGTACGGACGACCAGCGCAACGCCTGCTGATTTGTTGCTGGACACCTACACCGGCGCAGCCGCAGCCTACAGCGTCCGCAAGTTGGACAAAGACTATGTTGGTTCGTGCATGCGCATACGACGTGCCAGCGACGATGCCGAGACAGATATTGGTTTTGATACAAATGGCGATTTGAATACTTCTGCCATAAGCACTCACGCTAGCGGTTCGGCATGTTACGTCGTCACGTGGTATGACCAAAGCGGCAACAGCAATAACGCCACACAAAGCACGGCAGGCAATCAGCCGCAGATATACAATGGCACCGCTGTAATTACTGAGAACGGAAAGCCTGCACTGGAATTTGACGGGAGCGATGACTATATGCCGACGAGCTTAGTCATGGGCACGCTTTCAGCGTTTACCGCCTTTTTTGTATCTGCTCCTGATTCTAATTCAGTTAGCAGCAATTTGTACGACGGTCGGCAGGGCAATGATGACGGTTTGCGTTCTATCATGTTCAGCGATGGAAATCTGTTTTTCAGTGCTGATGCAAATGATTTAAGAAGCACAGCCTACACAGCAAGCCAGCAGCTCATTTATAACAATTACGCATCGTCCAATATCTATACCGCTATAAATGGAGCAACCGCAGACAGCACAACCGCGCCGGCTTCTGTTGGGCCAACGACTAACAGACAACTAATTCTGTTTAGGGATGATGTTGGTTCGACGTTTTATTTCAATGGAACGGCACAGGAAATTGTACTGTATCAAAGCGACCAAAGCAGCAACCGCACTGGCATACAAAACAATTTGAATACGTATTTCAGCATCTTCTAAGCTATGGCTACAGTCTACCTTCCCGTCACCGCCCGCCTGAACCTCACCAGCGAGCAACGCGCCAAGGGCATCAGCCGCGAGCTGTACAACCTAAAGCTGCCGAAGGTGTTGCACGAGCCAGGGCGCACCACCACGATGCTGCTGGCCACGATCCAGCACCCGACCACGGGACAGTGGGCGTGCGTGGGTGATACGGACTTGACGATCACGGTCCACCCACAGCGCGACCTGCATGCGCTTAT